CATAAGTACAACGTTACGCTTAAAAACGGAAACATTGTAAGAATGGGAGTAGAACAAGGAGCATACGGTGAGCCGATGGCTTATCACATTCTTACATCTCACCCTAGCGAGAACATCAATGCTAAGAGAGTAAGAGTTCCAGCTGACGAAATTATACATTTATACAAGCAAGATAGAGCTGGTCAAGTAAGAGGCGTAAGCTGGCTTTCACCTGTAATGGAAAGACTTAATATGCTTGGCAAATACGAAGAGGCTGAATTAGTAGCTGCTCGTGTTGGTGCTTCAAAGATGGGCTTTATTACTAGTCCAGATGGCGCTGGTTACACAGGTGACGACGGTTCTATACCTACAAACATTAAAGCTGAGCCTGGAACATTTGAACAGTTAGCAGCTGGAGAGGAATTCACTGAGTGGAACCCTTCACATCCTAACTCTGGTTTCTCACAGTTTAGTACTTCAATCCTTAGAGGTGTAGCGTCTGGACTTAACGTTAGCTACCATTCGCTTTCATCTGACCTTAGCTCAACGTCTTATAGCTCTGCAAGAGTTGGACTGATTGAAGAACGCGATTATTACAAAACCGTTCAGGCTTGGTTTATAGAGCAGTTTATGTCTAAGGTATACCAAGACTGGCTTTCAATTTCTTTAACGCTGGAAGGTACATCCTTGCCGCTTAGAAAGATAGATAAATTTAAAGAGCACTCATTTAAACCTAGAGGCTGGCAGTTTATCAACCCAGAAAAGGAAATAGCTGCCAATATTAAAGCAGTTAACGCAAACCTTAAATCAGCCCAAGAAGTTGCTGTTGAAAGCGGTAGAGATATTGCAGAAGTATACCAACAGATAGCCGAAGAAAAGGCAATGAGAGAAAAACTAGGAATAACAACAACAGTCGAAGGAGACTTAATATGAAGACAGCATTGAACTTTAGAAGTGCAGAATTAGGTGCACTAGATGAGGAGAGTCGCTCACTTGAGATTAGCTTTTCTTCTGAAGCGCCAGTAGAAAGAAACTGGGGAGTAGAAACCCTAAGACATACGCCAGAAAGCGTAAACACAGAATTCTTAAATAGTGGTCAAGCACCACTATTAGCAGATCATAACCCCGAAGACCAAATCGGGGTAGTAGAAGTAGCAACAATTGAAGAAGGCCGTGGTAAGGCTGTTGTACGCTTTGGGAAAGGCGTCAAAGCTCAAGAGTGGCTACAAGATGTAAAGGATGGCATACGTACTAATATTAGCGTGGGTTATCGAATAGATGAAATGGAACAAGGCGAGAGCAGAGATGGCATGGACAGTTATCTTGCAACACGTTGGACTCCTATGGAAATAAGTGTTGTTTCTATCCCAGCTGATTCGTCAGTTGGATTTGGTAGAGACAACGTAAACGAGTTCAATACCGCGGTAATAAAGCGCGAGGTTGAAGAAATTAAACAAGAAACTAATAAGGAAATTAATATGACTGATAAAGTTGAATTAAACGAAGAGCAAGTTCGTAAGGACACTCTTAAGAATGAACAGATGCGTACATCTGATATCTTAGCAATTGGACGCCAACATAGTGTGGCTGATATGGCTGAAAAAGCTGTACGTGATGGAGTTGCTACTAACGCATTCCGCGAATCTGTACTTAATAACATGGCTAACAAAGCTAAAGAAACTGTAGTAGATACTACTATTGGTTTAACTGAAACTGAATCTCGCGGATACTCTCTAATGAAAGCAATCCGTGCTGCTTCTACTAATAACTGGTCTGACGCACAATTCGAACTTGAGTGTTCTAATGCTGTAGCTGATAAGTTAGGTAAGGAAGCACGTGGATTCTATATGCCTTCTAGCGATATGCTTAGCTCTCGTGCAGTAGACACAAATAATGGTGCTGGCGCTGTTGGTACGGATCAAGGTACTTTCATTGACGCATTGCGTGCTAACTCAGTACTTGCTGGAATGGGAGCAACTTTCCTACAAGGCTTACAGGGTAACGTAAATTTACCTAAGCTTAGTGGAACTAATGCTTCATGGGTATCTGAAGGTGGCGATCCTAGCCCATCTAATGCTGGTGTAGGTTCTTTGGCTCTAGCTCCGAAAACTTTAGCGTCTTACGTTGATGTTAGTCGTAGACTAATGGTCCAATCAGACCCTTCAATTGAAGCTATGCTACGTAATGACTTAATGTCTAGCATTGCTACTAACTTAGACTTAGCTGCAATCCAAGGTATGGGTGGTGATGCTCCAACTGGTATTACAAACACTGCTGGTGTTGGTACTGCAAACCTAGGTTTAGGTGGTGAAGTTTCATGGGACACTGTTGTTGACCTAGTTGCTAGTGTTGGTACTGCTAACGCTATGGGCGGTGCAATGTCATTCTTAGTACACCCTACTACGTTGGGTCAAATGAGATCTACTCCTAAAGCTCCTAGTACAGATTCTGTAATGGTAGTTGAAGGCGAGACTCTATTAGGTTACCCAGTTGTATCTTCTACATTGGCTCCTGCTGGAACAATCGTATTTGGTAACTTCAATGACCTAGTGATCGCTACTTGGGGTTCAATCGATATCCTAGTAGATCCGTACAGTCAATCTAATACAGGTGCTACTCGTTTAGCAGTATACGCTGAAGCAGATACTGGTGTTCGTAACGCAGAATCATTCGCTAAAGCAGTTTAATTGACAGAGGCTAGTAATGTTAGAACAACCCACTGATAACTTTTTCCTAACTGACGAGCATGCGACTGCTGCTATCTTCACAGATATCAAAGGTCGCGTTACTGAAGCCGCTGTTATTTTTAACAATGACTTCATAGGTATAGATGCTGGCGGTACGGTAATTGTAGAATCAGCTGATCCAGTCATATACTATGAGACTTCCAAAATCTTATCAATGACACACGGATCAACGTTCGAGCTTAATGGCCTCACATTCATAGTTAGAGGAATTGAACATGACGGAACTGGCGTAACACTAGTTCGTTTGGAGAAGCAATAATGGCACATGTTAGACAACAAGTAAGAGACCTTATGGTTGCAGTACTTTCACCTCATTATACGACTTTTAGCTCTAGGGTATATCCATTAGGATCTACTGCCCTACCAGCTATTTTAGTATATACAAGAGATGAGTCTTCTGAAGTGTTAAGTATGGGCTATCCACGAACTCTTGAGAAATCTTTACAAGTAATAGTCGAAGTCTTCCAAACCGGAAGCAGCGACACTATAGATGATATCTTAGATGATATATCTGTAACTGTAGAGAATACTCTTAGTGTACCCAACGAACTGTATAAAGACCTCTTTCTTACTAACTGCGTTATAGACTTTACTGATGATGGTGAGCGACCTTTAGGGATAGCTACACTAACTTATCAAGTTATCTATCACACAGACGAATCAAATGCGGAGGTATCAATATGATACTTTTTACACCAAACGGTGGCGGAGTTATCTTGACTGATAACAAAGCTACTATCAAAGCTAAGTTAGCTATGGGCTTTACTACTGAACAAGTAGTAAAAGAAGTAGTTAAGGAAGCAATATTAGACGAGGAACAACAATGAGTACATTCTACGGAAACAATGGTTCTGTACGAGTAGGCGCTAACACTATCGCTGAGGTAACTTCTTTTGACATTTCACATTCAAGTGAAACAATTGAAACTACTTCTATGGGTGCTGCGACTAAGACATACATAGCCGGTAAACAAGACTGGTCTGGTTCAATCACGTGTCACTGGGATGACACTGATGCTAATGGTCAAATGGCCTTAGATCCAGGATCAACAATCTCTGAACTGGAGGTCTACCCTGAGGGTACTGGCGCTGGTTCATATAAGCTAAGCGGCGACGCTATCGTTACAGAAAGATCAATTTCTGTATCTCACGATGGTGTAGTTTCTGCTTCAATTTCGTTCCAGGGAACTGGTCCGTTAACTGAAGGAACAGCAGCTTAACTGTTTAGAGGCTCCCCGGACATGGCTGGGGGGTTTCTAACTAATAAGGTCAATACAGACTTTATTACTTAGAAACCATTAGGAGATATAGAGAATGTCAATATTAGACCACGCACAAGCAGCATTTAAAAACAGACCAGTCAGAGAGATAGAAGTACCTGAATGGGGATCAGACGAAGAAGCTTTAATCATTTATGTAAAGCCTCTTACATTACAAGAACAACAAAAAGTATTCAAGCTTTCACAAGGAAA